CCGCATAGGTCGCCGGGTTGAAGCCCGTCTTATGCATGTGCCAGCGGGCGGCGGAGAAGCCACCTGCGAAGGCCAGCACGAAGGGGCTGGGCACGAACACGATGTGCTTTGGTGGCGGTTGCTTGGCAGCGGCGTAGAGCCCGTGCACAGCTTCGATGCAGGCCTGCCGGTCATCCTCGGTCATCGGCGCAGTTGACATGGCATTGGCGATCCAGCGATCGCGCCATGCAGGCAGCATGGCCCGGTGTTCGTCGGTGAGCGAGTAGATCTTCGGACGCTTAGTTGCGGCGGTCGCCATGGGGTTCTCCAGTTGGCTGGTTGGGAAGGGTTGCGGGTGCATCAGAGCAGTTTCCAATCCAGCGCGTTTTCGTCGCCGGGGACTGTTTTGAAATCGGCGTATTGCCATTCGTAGAGTTCGATGAAGCCGGGGTGATCGAAGCGGGTGCGGATCACTTTGCAGTGTTGCAGAGCCTTGTAGGCCCGGCGTGCGGTGGCAGAGAGGGTGACGGTGGCCATCAGTTCTGCCCTTCGGGATCGGTGATGCCGAGACGGGTATAGTTGGGCTGTGAGGCCCGCCGAAGATTCTTCAAAAACCCGGTGACCCGCTCGGCCATATGGCCGACCATGCAGGCGGCATATTCCTGCTCGTTGAAGCCGTCCGGGTTGAGTTGATGGGCTTCGAGCCGCTTGGCGGCTAACCATGTGGCAAAGTTCATCAGCCGCGCCTCCGCAGGTCGCGCAATTTGTCGGCGGCGCGGAAGATGGCGACCAGGACGAGCAGGATCAGCCAGACGAGGGCGTGGCCATCGGGCAGCGGTTCGTTGGTTGGGCTGTCGCCAAAGTTTTGAGGGTTGTTCCACGGGTCGTTCATGGCCTGCCTGCCTCCACCTTTTCGAGAAAATCGCGGGCCATTTCGGTGCCCCATTGCCAATAGAAGTGACTGCGCGTGTGCGGTCCGAAGGGATTTGCCGGATCGGGCCACCGTTCGATGCGGGCGCGCAAGAAATCGGTTGCGCCGCGATGGCGGGCGCTGCGAAGAGCGGGACTCATGGGCGGGGTTCCTGATCCTCACACTCGGCAGCCAATCTATCCCAAGCGGCGGAGAGCAAAGCCCCGGCCTGGGCAAGGTGGCGCTGGGCGCGCTGCTGCCAGCCGTCGCGGCGAAAGTGCATGTCTTCCTGTGCGTGGACGATGTAGCGCAGCGCGCGATCGGGCAGGCATTTGAGCGGCAAGGCGCGGTCGCTTTCGGGGGTATGGCCAAACTGCTGGGCATCGCGGGCGCGCTCGGCAAGGAAAGCGATCACGGCGCGCAGACCAAGCATGTCAGGATCGATCGCGCCGGGGATCAGCTGGGCGGGCGCGGAGCAATGTGCAATTTCTGCACATTGCTCTTGTGCCTGATCAAACAGCGAGGGCGCGGGTTCGATCACAGGTGCGGCAGCGGGATTTGAACGATCAGAACCGCACCGGCCACCAAGGCAGCCCCGGCAAACATGAGCTGGCCTGAAGTTGAACGGCGCAGGCTTCGGCGATCATCAACAATATCGACAATCGCAGCGGCGGCGATGGTGTTGCACAGCCATGCGCAAAGCAGGAGGATCAAGCTGGTCATGCCGGGATGCCCTGAATTGCCGCCGCGATGGCTGGCGCGAGAACGAGACCCCAGATGAGGGCGACGGCGGCTCCGCCGAGAAAGGGCCAGTGATCGTGCCGCGCAGCGGTGAGGCGCACGCGGCGGATCAGGGCATCGCGGCGGGCTTCGATATCGAAGCTGGCTTGCAGATCGATGTGGGCCTGCTTGTCCATCGCGGTGGGCCGGTTCATGCGCGTGTGCCCTGGGCGAAGCGCTGGGCCAACGCGGCATCGATCTGTGCGGCGCGGTCTGCCGAGTGGCCGGACAGGCTGCCGCCGCTGGTGCCATCGTTGAAAGTGCGGGTTGCCACCCAGGCATCGACAGCGGCGCGGAGCCATTCGCTTTTCGGGGTGACGGCTGCCGCGCCGGTTACCGGCTGGCCGTGGCGCAAGCGCGAGCTGGCGGGTGACGGAAAGCCCGATGCCGCGATGTGGGCGCGGATATGGGCAACTACCGTGCGCAGATCGACGGCTTCAAGCCGGAGCTGGCGGGCGACGTAGAGAATGCCGCACCATTGCCCGCGATGTCCGAGTTCCAGCGCGATCGGCGCGCTGTTGGTCTGATCGGTGGGGATTGGTGCAGCGGGGGCGAAGCGTGCCGGGAAAGGCAGGACTTTCGCGGTGCCGGGAGCTAAAGACATCGGAAACCTCCGTTCTGTGAACGGGAGGCTTATGTTATCAAAATGATTACCCCGTCAAGCGGAAATGTTATCGTTTAGATAACACTGCTTCAGTCGATGCCCTTATGCCGCGCGATCGGCCATGGACTTTGCGCCCAGACTATCATCGTCTGAAGCGGGGCTGGAGAAATCAACCGGCGCGCGTTGTTCGGCCACGCGGTGGATCAATTCGCGCTGGATATGCCCTGCCGCGCGGTAGGCGCGGATCAGTTCCATCTCCTCGGCGCGAAGGAAAGCATTCTGTTCGTTTTCATTGAGAAGATCGACGGGAGGCAGGTCAAAGACCTTCGCGATGCGGCGCATATAGTCGAGGGTGAGCTGCATGCGCCCGACTTCGAGCGAAGAAATTGTGACTTTCGAGACGCCCACCTGATCGGCGAGCGCCTGCTGCGACAGTCCGGCTCTCATGCGAATGAGCCGGATGCGGTTGGGTGCCTGATCCATTGGCAAGAGATGGAAGACCTGTGCTGCCATGCCTAGAGGCTCAATTGATTACGGGCACTTGTCAAGATGTTATCGTTTCGATTACATGACCCGCAATGACACAGGCAGTTCCCCCTCACCCGCTGCGCGCTTGGCGCTTATCCAAGGGTTTCACGCTGGACCACTGCGCGAAGGGCGTCGGGACGACGCGCCCGGTGTGGCACGCCTGGGAGACTGGCAAGCGCCGCCCGGACCCGAATTTCATGCCGAAGGTGCGGAAATTTACGGGCGGTGAAGTGGGCGCTGATGCGTTTTTCCCCAGCATTGAAGAGGCGGCGTGATGGGTAAGGATGGTGGCGATTCGCTGTGGGCGTTTCTGAAGGACTTGTTTCTGCCATTCCCGCCCGTGAATATGGCAGAAATTGTCAGATGCGTTGTTTTGCCTGCACCTTCTGGAAAGATGGAGAGCGCGCGGATCAGCCGTGATCCCTTTGCCCATGCTGACGGTTCGCGCGAGTGTCGTCCGGTCGCTGCAGTTGATCTTACCAATGCTGCCGTGAAGCAGCAATTTGCGCAAATGCAGCAGGCCAAGAGCCATCCGGCGCTGGCTAGTCTGGTGGCGATCGGGGCGCGTAGTGACGGGCGGGGCTGGCATGTACAGTTGATGCGCGGGGGATCGGTGATTGCCTCGCTGACGCCGAACGAGGCCGAGGCGCTGGCGCGCGAGCTGACCGATACGGCTGCCGTGGTGCGGGGTGAGAAGTGGTGAGGCTGACTAGCGACTGGTCGCGGATTTCGGCGGCGAGCGCGATCAACCGCACGGCGGCGGTGGTGACTGCGGGCAGCGAAGTGGAAGGCAGTTTTCGCCGCCCGCCGCATGATTGCTGGCATGCCCGCGTGCCGCCGCAAACGATATCGCCGCGCTATTTCCCGGATGTTGCCACGGGGTTCGAGGACCTGACCGGCAGGCAGACCGGGCGGCTGACGGTGATCGGCTATCTGGGCAAGCAGAACCCCAAGAAGAAGGCGCGTTGGCTCGTGCGGTGTGCCTGCGGCGATTACGAGGTGCGCCATGCGGCGGCGATCAAGGCGGCGGCATCGGGCGATGATTGCTGCTGGAACTGCGGCAATGTGAAGGCGATGAGAAACGGGGGGCACAAGCGGTGACTGTGCCGGACCATTACTTTCTGCTGATCGGGTTGCGGCTGTGCTGCTTCAGCGAAGGCGCGGCGCTGGCGCTGGCGCGATGCCTGCACCCGGCGATGTTCACCAGCCGTGTGCCGGGAAATTGAGTGCCATGGGGGGGTATCAGCAAACACCGGAGCAAAAGGCAGCGCGCGAGGCCGAGCTGGCCGAACTGCGCGCCCGGCTGAACGATGATGTTGACGAGGTTGTGCGGCGCTATCTGCCGCTGGCCCGGCAGGCAGGCCGGTTCTGGGAGCTGGGCAGCCCGGACGGGGCGGCAGGGCAAAGCCTGAAGATCAACCGCAGCGGCATGAAAGGCGTGTGGACCTGGTACAAGGGCCAAGGCTTTGACCGGTCAGGCTCGATGCTCGATCTGATCGTGCGGGTGGGCTTTGGCGGCAACTTTGGCGCAGCGATGCGCGAGCTGCGGCGCGATTACCATCTGGAGAACGTGACGCCCGAACAGACCGAGGCGTTCCGGCGTGAGGCGCTGGCGCGGGCGGCGCTGCATGAAAAGGCGGTGAGCGAGGAAGACGAGGCCAAGCGGGGCCGCGCAACGGCGTTATGGATGGGGGCTGTGCCGGTGCGCGGCACGCCAGCGGAAAGCTATCTTCAGGCGCGGGTGCCGGGCTGGCAGGCGCTGGGGGCGTGGCCGGGTGCCCTGCGTTACCGGCCCGATGTGAAGTTCTGCCCGGTGCGCGGCTCTGGCCCGGATCGCACGGGCTTTCCGGCGATGCTGGCGGCGGTGTTTGGCCCGGACGGCGATGTGATTGCCTGCCATGGCACGTTTCTGGATATTTCAGGCTGGGACCATGCCAGCAAATCAGGCCCGGTGCGGGTGCACAAGGTGGTGCGGATGCTTGACAAGGCGGTGCCGCCGTTTCTGCTCGACCCGGACAATCCCCCCGATCCTGCACTGGCGAAGGGGATCAAGAGCCACAAGGCGACACTGGGCCGCTATGCGCACCAGGGCGGCTATATTCCGCTGCGCAAGGGCAAGAGTGGCAAGCGGCTTAGGCACGTGCCTGCAGGGACGATTCCGCACTTTGCCGAAGGGATCGAGGATGGGCTGAACTATGCGGTCGACCATCCCGGCGAGTGGATTGGCGCATCGGTGAGCCTGTCCAACATGGGCAATGTCTGGGTGCCAGATCAGGCGGGCGGCATGTGCATTATCGCCGACCGCGCGCCTGCCGACAACGAAGACGAGATTGCCGCTTTCGAGAATGCCGTGGCGATGCAGCAGGCGCGGCGAGACGATCCTGAATTTGTGCGGGCGGTGTGGCCTTTGCCGGGGTTCAAGGACTTTTCCGACCAAGCAACAGGGAAACGGGTGGCATGAGTGAGGCGGAAAACGCAGGCCCGCAAGTGATGCCCGATCTGCGCGAGAAGGTGGCAGCGAAGCGCGGCGGCAAGAAGGCCGGGGCAGGCGAACGGCCTTCATCGCCCGAACCCGATGCCAAGGCCGAACACGGCGGCGGCTTTCTGGGGCCGGATTGTCCGGCTGTGCCGCTGGGGGTGAACGATGAAACGCTGTTCCTGCTCGATGACCTGTGCCAGCTTCGCAAGGTGCCGCCGAAGCTCGACAAGTCGATGCTCTATTCGCTGTTCGGCCACGGCTGGCTTGACCAGCGGTTCCCCAGTTACAACCAGCATGGCGAGGTGCTGCCGAAGAAATTCAATCAGGATCACGCGCAGCGGGCGATCATCGCGGCGTGTAAGGCCAAGGGCCGAATCAGGATTGACGATGCCGAGCGGCAGCGCGGCAGCCATGTAAGCCGCAAGGGCGCGCTGGTGCTGCATTGCGGTGATGAACTGACCATCGCGGGCGAGAAATCGGCGCGCGATCCGGGCGAGGTTCGGGCCGTTTACACGCGCCATCCCGGCCTTTACGAACGGCTGATCTTTCCGCTCGACGATGAACTGGTGCGGCCTGCGCCGAAGGACGAGGCGGCAACGCTGAACGAATCGTGGGCCTGCCTTGATCACCTGAACCAGGGCGGATGGAACTGGAAAGGGCCCACGCAGATTTCGCTCGATGGCGACCCGGCTGATCCGGCTGACAGCGTGGACGTGTTTGCCTGGCTGGTATTTGGCTGGGCGATGTCTGCCAAGGTGTGCGGGGCGCTGTTCCGCCGCCCGGCGCTGTTGGTGACCGGGCCAACGCAGCAGGGCAAATCGACGCTGCTGGCGCGACTGAAGGACCTGATCGGCGAAGGCTGGTTCATCTCTCCCGAAGACCCGAGCGAGGCAGGTATCACCGCCGAGATGGGCAAGGCGCGAATTGCCGTGCTGCTGGACGAGCTGGAGGGCAAGGAAGACGATCCCGGCTATATCAAGCGGATGTACAACCTGATGCTGCGCAGCTTTGACGGTGGCGGCAAGCTGCGATCAAGCGCCGACCAGAAGGCGGTGAAGACCGAACTGTTTTCATCGTTTCAGGGCAGCAGCGTGCTGCCGCCGAAAATGCGGCCGCAGGAGCGCAACCGGATTATCATCGCCGAGATTGCTGCGCGTGTTGATCCATCGCGGGCCTATGTCTGCCCGGAGTGGTTCGCCGCGGTTGGCCCGAAGCTGCACCGGAGGCTGGCGGAACAATGGCATCGCTATCCGGCGACGCTGAAGGCCTATGAAGGGGAAATGGCGCGGCGGGGCAGTTCTGGCCGCGAGCGCGATTGCTATGCGACGGCGCTGGCCTGTGCCGACCTCGCGCTGTTCGATGCCGCGCCGGATGCGGTGAGTGAAGCGGGTAAGGCGGCGGATAATCCGGCGCGGGTGCAGCATCTGGTGGCCTGTGTGGTGCCGCTGATCGGGACAATGCGGACCGAAAATATCGACCATCCCGAGCGGGCGATGGCGGCGCTGCTATCCAGCCACCTGCCATCGAGCGGCGGGCAGGTTCAGCAGAATGTGGGCCAGTGGATCGAAAAGGCGATTGTTGCGCTGGGCAGCCATGACGAGGCCGGTTGGCAGACGGGGCGGACCCAGCTTGCCGCGCATGGCATGCGGCTGTGCAACCTGAAGCCGGACCACGAGAAGAGCAAGGCTGGCGTGATCGAGCTGGCCGATCTGGCGAGCGGCTATCTGTGCATTGCCGGGCCGACGCATGAGGGCATGGCGAAGATCTTCAAGGCGACCGAATTCAATCAGGGGCGCTGGCCGGAAGCGCTTAGCCGCCTGGTGCACGTGGTGCAGGATGCCGAGGGCAAGGACGTGGGGCAGATGCCCGCGATCAAAGGCAAGATTCCCAAGATCGGCGGGTGGCAGGGTGCCTGCACGCTGATCCCGCTGGCGGCGTTCCTTGACCTGAAAGAGCTGAGCGAAACGATCCGGCAGGCGCGTGACAACGAGTTGATGGGTGCCAGCGAAGCCGAGGACAAGGCGCGCGAGCGGCGCAAGGCGCGGGGGATTGTCGAATGAGCGAGGCTGAAGGGCCTGCCGATCAGCCCGGCGAGCGGACTGCCGCCGTGCTGCCAATCCGCGAAGGGCTGGAGCTGGTCGCCGATGTGCAGCGCGAGGCGCTGGACTATTTCAAGGACCGGCTGGCTGCCTATGGCGGGCCGGACATGATCGGGGTTTGCTTTACGGTGCATGACAAGAATGGCCGGTGCACGAGCTTCAGCTATGCCGCGCCGGATCGCATGCCGAATGCGCTGCTGGAAGCGCAGGCGAGTGTCGTTCTGGCCGATGCGGCGATACAGGGCAGTAGCGGGCAGTGAGCCTGCTTAGCCGCGCCACCGGCACGACCAGGGCGCGGCATCGCAATGACTTCTATCGCACGATCGATGCGAGGGCTGTAGCGGCGCTGTTGCCGCATGTGGAGCCGGGGGCATGGTTTCTGGAGCCGTGCGCGGGGGATGGCAGCCTGATCGGGCTGCTGGAGGCGGCGGGGCTGCATTGCTATGGCCGGTTTGATATCGCGCCGAGCTGTCCCTATGTGCCGCGCCGCGATGCCTTTTCGCTGGAGCCGGGCGAAGCGCGGATCATCACCAATCCGCCCTGGGCCCGGCCAATGCTGCATGCGCTGATCGCGCATTTTGTGAGCGTGGCGCAAGAGGCGTGGTTGCTGTTTGATTCGGCCTGGTGCCAGACCCGGCAATCGGCGCTGCTGGGCGGCAAGTATTGCACCGATATTGTCGCGGCGGGGCGGCTGAAGTGGTTCGAGAACAGCCGCCACGATGCGACCGATGATTGTTCCTGGTATCGGTTCAGCGCCGACAAGAGCGGGCCGACTCGGTATCACTGGCCAGCAGCACCTGTGCTGGCGCAGGACGGGGCGCAAGGGCTGCTGCTGTAGTGCGGACGTGCGCCAGATACAAAGGGGGCCGGAAGATTGATCTTCCGGCCCTGTGGGGCGCTGTGGCGGGATTTAGGCGGTGGGACGTTCACACTGGCTGGCGGGCTTCTTCCACCGCACTTCATGAGCTGGCCACCAGCCATGCGTCTGCATGGGTTCCCGGCCTCCATAGGTTGATCCCCAAGGCCCGTAGTCGCGGCACATGCCAGAAACCTTGCCATCGGGCCGGATTTCATAGGCGCGGCCAACCTGCCAGCTTCCATCCTGCCAGAACCAAGCGCGCTTGCCCTCTGGGCCGATGCTGGCGGCGGCGGGTAGTTCGGCAAAGCCGAAGTCGATCTGGGTGGTCATGATCAGGACTCACGATCTGCAATGACAGCGGCGCACGGTTCAGCGCTGCAATCCTCTTCGACGCGCCCGCAAGCGGTGCAGGTGAATTCGTGCCCCATGTTGTCCTGCGTCAGATGCGGGGTGGCCGGTGAAGCGGCGCGCGGCCTGTTGCCGATGTCATAGGCCAGCTTGCGGCAGTCTCTGGCCCACTTGTCTGATCGAGCGGCCTGGGCGTGATGGTGATCGGCAGCTTGCCGCATAGCCTCTTCTTCATGCGCGACAGCGGCGATGGAAAGGGCACAGTCGATAGTGAGAAGTTCACTTTCAGTGAAAGTCATGGACATGGGGATTTCCTCTCAAAACAGGGTGGGTTGCAGCGGGCCTGCGAAGAGCGGCAGGCTATCGGTGGAAGGGGCTGGGCGTGGCATGCCTTCGCCCGCGCCCTCCAGTTCAAAGACGGTGACGGTATCGCCATCGATGCTGTAGGCGACCGGCCAGCGCCCGGACCCGCCGAAGTTCAGATCAAAGGTGGTTTGGTGGGCGTGCGGGATGCCGTGGCGGCGGACGGGGAGCCGGTCCAGCTTGGCGCATTCGGCGCAGTGGCAGCGGGTGAGCGGGGCGTTCATGCCAGAATTCCTTCGCATTCGAGTGAGGGGCAGCGCAGGCCTTCCGGGTGCGCATCGATGTGCTTTGCCGTGGTGCGGCAGGTGAAATCGCATTGATCGCAGGACAGCTTGATCATGCGGGTGGTCTGCTTTGGCGCGGCGTTGCTGATGCCATCGCGCAGGGTGGCGCGGGGCATCGGGCCGAGTTCGGCCAAGATCGGACCGGCCTACTTGTGCCAGGCGTTGCCCGCCGTGGTGGCGGTGGCTTTGCCTTCCAGACCAACGGCCTTCATGCAGCGTTTAAACGTTGCATTGTGCTTGTTCTCCAGACCGACAGCGGCGTGGCAGAGTTCATGGGTGAGAACGTCTGCAATGCGGCTGTCGCTATCGAGCGTGGGGCGCAGGAAGATTTCAAAGTGGCGATCCGCGCTGGCCTCGCGGCTCCAGCATTCGCCGATGGACTTGCCACGCCTGCCGCCAGACGTGAAGCCGATGCTGACCCGGATTTCGCCGGGCAGGGCATAGGTTGCGGCCTCGAATTGCGGACGGGCGGCGGCGACGAAGGCTTGGAGCCATTCTTCGCGGGTGGAGTGGATGGGGTGGGCCATGATGCCAGTTCCTTTCGTTTAAACGGCAAGACCGGCAAATAATAAGCGATAACGGTTATGTCAATACCCGATAACGGTTATAGGGGATTTGACCGAATAACCGCTAACGGCTATTGCTCTGCGGATGGGAAGACCACCGATAGGAAAGTTCACCGCCGTGCGCCTTGCGCCGGATGTGCTGGCGCGGATCGATGCACTGGTCGCGCCTGGACGGCGTGCGGACTTTATCCGCGAAGCGGTCGAACAGGCTCTGGCGCGGCACGAGCTGCTGCCGCCCGCACCCGCTGCCGGTGAGGCAGTGATGAAGCCCGATCCCAGCGCGCTCTATGCCGCGTTGACGGCAGCGCGGAAGGCCAACGCGGGCCGCTAGACCGACTCGCGGGCAGCGGAGGCGCAGCCGGAGCGGTGCGCCCGCCTTCCTCAATTTCACCCACGATAGAGTTTCACCCGGACCCGTTGGGGCTGGCGCGGATCGGCTCGCGCCGGTTAGCGCGGTCTCTCTATGGCCCGGACCCGTACCCATTGACGGGAATAACAAGGGGCCATTTGTGCCGCCTGCCGGTGGGTCGGGGGTGGGACTAACCGGAAGGCTAACCAAATGCGCTAACTTGCGGGGCGCTGCATTGCCTTGATATTGCTAGCGATTTAATGGGCGGTTAGCAGGTTAGCGAGTTAGCGGGGCTTTCTATATGTGCGCGATCAGGCGCGCGCACGAGGGGCCGGAGCGGGCCTGATTTCTTTCGCGTATATATTTGGAAGGAAAAGGCGCTAACCGGCTAACCACTGCATTTATTCATTGAATTATCAATAGGTTGATAGGTTTATCAGGTTAGCAGAGGGCGGTTAGGACGGATTTCAGCCATTCTAACCATTAACCTTTTGCAAGGGGCGCGATCCGGGGGATATGTGCTCTGCCTCATGGGCAAGGCTCTCTCCGACGATCCGAATAAATTAGGGGCTGGAAATGCCGGTGGCGCTGTGCGCGGATCGGGCCAGCTCTCCAGACGGGTGTTCTTGGTGGCGGGGGGCCGGATTTCTGCCGAAGTTTTCGGGCTGGTGAGCGGCTCGATGGCGGTTGGCCTGGTGTTCGAGCATGGCCGGGGGGCGGTTCGCGGGAATGGCGGTTTTCTGCGGTTTCGGGCTGGGCTGGATGGCAGAGTCAGAATGACCGAGTCAGAATGGAATGGGCAAGGCGCTGGTTTTGCTTGGTTTTCTGGCGCTGCGGTCAAGCCTTGCAGGCTGCATCGGCGCGATCTGGGCCGGGCGATCGGGGCCGGAGGGGTCGGCCCCCTTCGCCGCGCGCAGTCTGTTCCATGCCCTGTCGTTTCCGGCAGGTGCCAATTTGGTGAAAAGTGCCCGGATCGGGCCTCACCCGCCACAATCGGCCTTTGTTCAGCGATGGACCGGGCTGGAAATGGGCGCAAAATTCTTCCGGCCCTACTGGGGTCGGGGGTACGGGCGGCGCGATGCGCAGGTGTCAACGACCGGTCAGCGCGCCGTCCGGAATTTCGCAGGATCGTAGTTCGATCAGGGGGTCTGGGTGAGGAATTGCCCGGTCCTTGCGCGAAAGGTGTCAACGAGCCGAGGACGCTAGGACCGGGGGTGCGCAGTGTCAACTAGCGGCATCGACCGGCATCTGGCGGCGGCAAGCGGCCAGCCTGACGGGTATATTGCCCGCTCGCTGCACGGGATGCCTAGCGCCGAGCAGCTTGATCTGCTGCGCGATGAAGACGGAAAACTGCCGAAAAACGTGTTTCAGGTGGCGCGGCAGCGCGGTCGGCCTCCCGGCGCGCGCAACAAGCGCGATCAGGACCTGTCGGCCTACATTGTCCACAAGTACGGTGACCCAGTCGATGCCTTGGGCAACGTGATGACGATGGACTGGCAGACGCTGCGCGACCTGTGGGTGGCGGCGCAGCGCAGCGAGGACAAATCAAAGCCGGTGCGAATCCGCGATGTCGCCGAATTCTGGCTGAAGTGCGTGCAGGAGCTGATGGATCGCGTCCACGGCAAGGCCGTCCAGCGGCTCGAAGTCGATGGCAAGGTCGATGGCTTCATTTTTGCCCCGCAGTTGCTGCCGAAGGGCGCGGTTTCGGATTCGGCGCTGATGGAATTCATGGGTCGGATGCAGGGCGTGGTGCGGGCTGAGGATATCAAGCTGCTGGAGGCGGAAATCCTTGATGGAAACCGCGCCGTGGTGCGGGAATGAGCCTTGGCGCGGATCTGAACGAGGACGGCGAAAGCAATGTCCTGACGCTGGAGCCGGTCGGGCCGGTTGCGGACCGGTTTATCAACGATACCAAGTTCATCTCGGCGATCATGGGGCCTTACGGGTCGGCCAAGACGACAAGCTGCTTCCAGAAAATCATCAATGCGGCGCTGTGGCAGAAGCCGATGGCTGACGGGGTGCGCCGAATCGCGGTATGCTGCGTGCGTGCGACCTATTCGCAGCTTGCCACCAACGTGATGCAGGACTGGTTCCGCTGGTTTCCCCAGACCAAGGCCAACTGGAACGGCGAGCTTAACCGGCACATCGTGCGGCGCTCAGTGATCGGGCTGGGCGATATCGAGATCACCATGTGGTTTCGCGCGATGGGCGATCTGAAGGCCGAAGAGGTCTTCAAGGGCATGTCGCTGACGATCCTGTGGCTGAACGAGGTTGATACGCTCGACAACACGGTGATCCGCTTCGGCCTGCCCCGCGTGGGCCGCTATCACGGCTCTGTGCATGGCTGGAACGGGGTGATTGCCGACTTCAACGCGCCCGATGTCGATAACTGGACCTATGACCTGCTGGTTGAGGGTAATCTGGGTATTCCCGATGAAATGCTGGACGGCTTCAAGGAACAGTTCGGCGATGATTTTGGGATCAACTTCCATCGCCAGCCCGGTGGTCTTTCGCCGGAAGCCGAGAACCTGAAGAATCTGCGCAAGGGTTACTATCAGGGCATGATGCTGACCATGTCGGAGAACGATATCCGGCGATTTATTCATAATGAATTCGGCGCAGTACGGGCCGGACAGCCAGTATTCCCCGAATTCAACGACCGGATGCACATGGCGGCAGCGCCGCTGCGTCCGCTGCCTGATCTGCCGATCGTGATGGGGATCGATGGTGGGCGGACCCCTTCGCTGGTGTTTGCCCAGGTCGATAACGGGCAGCTTCGGGTGCTTGACGAACTGGTGATCTATGATCCCGGCAAGGACAACGAGCTGGAGCGCATGGGACCAACTGCCTTTGCCGAGCTGGCGCGTGATTTCGTCTCGGTCAGCTATCCCAAGGCGGTGCTGGGCATGGGGTTCTATGATCCGGCGACCGACTGGGGCGAGTATGACGATGACGGGACGTGGATCGACATCTTCAAGCGGGTGTTCGGCGGCAAGTGGAAGCCGGGCGGCGAGGAAGGCAACCGGCTGGAGCCACGCCTTGAGGCGGTTCGGAGCCGTTTAAACAGGTCACCGGGCGGCAAGCCCGCGATGCTGGTCAGCCCGACGTGCAAGATGCTGCGGCGCGGGTTCAACAACGGTTATGTGATCGAGCGGGTGGCGACATCGGCAGGTGGCCGGTTCCGCGACAAGCCGACCAAGAACGATTTCAGCCATGTGCAGGATGCCCTGCAATACCTGTGCCTGGGGCTGGAGCACAAAGGCCGGGCGATCAGTGAAATCGACGCGCGCCGCGCAGCACGGCAGGCCTCTCCGCCTGCGGTGACCTATTCCAGGCAGGTGGCGCAGGTGCGCCGGATGGGGAGGAACTAATGGCATTTCTGGCACCCGTATTCGCAGCGATTGGCGGGCTTTCTGCCGCAACGGTTGCCGGGGTTGGTGCAGCCGGGCTGATTGGCTCAAAACTGATCGGCGGTGGCGGGTCGCAGGTACAGGCCCAGTCGGCGCCGATGACCCCGACGCGCAATGATGCGCTGGAACGGGCAGCAGTAGCGGACAGTCTGGCGCGGCGCACGGGTGCGCGCGGGATGCGGCGGACGCCAGTTGGCGGGGCCGAGGCCGCGACGGGCGCGAAGACCAGTTTGCTCGGTCGATCGTAAGTGAATTTGCGTTTGGTTTTTCATGAAAGGATGAAGTCATGGCTGGTTTGAAGGTTATCGATGAAGGCGCTGATGCTGCTGCGGCAGCCAAGGATGCAGGGGAACAGGGCGCTGAGCAGGCAGCGGCCACGGATGCTACCACGCAGGGCACCGAACAGGCTGCTGCTGAAGGCGATGGCGGGGTTTCTGCTGCTGAAGACCCGGCTGTAGCGGCGCTGCGTGAAGAGCGCGATGCTGCGCTGGCCCGTGCCGAAAAGGCTGAAGCTGACTATCTTGCCCAGTCTGACGAACTTGCGAAGGCCAATGCCGCGCTGTTCGCTGCGAAGGACGAGAACGCCACTGGCGACGAAGACAAGGCCCGGATTGCCGAACTCGAAGCGCAGATCGCGGCGATGCAGGCCGCGCAGCCGACGCCTCCCGCGCCGGTCGATGTCGATATCAAGTACCCGAAGGTCGGCAAGGCGCTGAAAATTCCCGAAGAGGGCAAGCGCGCGACGGCGGCTGATGTGGCCAATTTGCTGGCAGCCGGCGACGTGCTGGTGATGGTGCTGACCGACTCGAACGGCAAGGTTCAGGACTATGCGCCGCAGGTTGGCGGGCCGGGCCTGTTCATCGCCCGTGATACCGGGCTGATGTTTGGCGCGGATATCGACCTGAAGCCGGAAATGCCCCGGATCGAGCTGCGCTTTGCCGTGCTGCTGGATGCCGCGGGCAAGGTGCTTTCGTCGTGCCGCCTTGGTGCGCTGCTGATCGGCGGCGACGGGCTTTCGGCGATGATCCCGGCGAACAACCTGCGCTTCGATTTTGAAGAAGAATAAGCGCGGCGCGGTGCCGGTGGCACCCGCAAATCCATGAACGGCAGCAGTAGTTAGGAACTTCGATGTTTGACGGTGAATCGATCATCAAGCGGCAGGACCGGATGGCAGTGGGCCAGACCGCGATCATGCAGCTGCGTCAGGAAGTTGCCGAGCTGCTGCTGCCGCGCATGGCCAAGTTCAATTGTCTGGGCCAGTTCGGCCCGGTGCAGCAGAACGTGGTGACATCGGTTTTTGATGAATATGGCCAGCAGAAATTCGAGGAAGGCGTGTCGATTGCCATGGGGCTGTCGAACCCTTCGGGTCAAATCTGGCAGCGGTGGGAGCTGGGCGACGAAGAGCTGATGAAGCTCCAGCATGTGCGCCTGTGGGTCGAATCGAAGAACAAGATGCTGCAAAAGCTGCGCAGCGATCCCAAGAGCGGTTTCACCGGGGCGCTGGGTGAAGGCTGGGCGAGCCTGCTGGCCTTTGCCATGCAATCGACATGGCCGGACATTCGCCGCGATATCATGGGCAGGCCGATCGGGCTGTCTTACCAGAGCGAATTCATCGGCGGTATCTATGTCGAGGAAAACGCCGAGGGCGTGCCGATCCGCACACACAACAAGTTCACGCTGACCGCGCGGCAGGCGTGGGACAAGTGGGGCGCGGAAAGCCCCGAAGTGGTCAAGCGCCACATGGGAAAGCAGAACAATGCTGGCGAGGATGAACAGGTCGAATTCATCCATGCGATCTACCCGAACCACGAATATGATCCTGACCGGCTGGACCACATGGGCAAGCCATGGCGCGGTTGCTATGTCGCGGTCGAGGGCAAGGAATGCTTCAAGGAAGGCGGCTATGTCGCCAATCCGCGCGTGGTGAGCCGGTTCATGAAGGGGCTGAACGGCCCCTATGGCCACTGCGCCGCATTTCAGGTGCTGCCTTCGGTTCGCCAGTGCCAGGTGATGATGGTCGATCTGATCGAAACCGCCGAGCAGAAGGCGGGGCCGACGATGCTGGCGCATGATGACATGCTGGATTACGGCATTCGCTATGCCCCGCGCGAGGTGATCATGGGCGGGCTTGGCAACCGCTATGAAGAGCGGATCAAGGCGCTGTTCAATCCTGCCGACAATGGCGAGGGCTGGCAGTTGCTGGAGCTGATGCACAGCTACATCGACCGGGCGTTCTATGCCCACATGCTGCAAATCAATCAGGATCTGAAAAGCCACGTAACCGATGCGCAGATTTACGAGCGCAAGGCCGATGCCGGGGTGCTGCTGACCCCGCTGGCCCGGCAGGAAAACGAGTGGTTTTCCGCGATGCTGGACCGCGAGCTGGCGCTGATGGACGAGCTGGGGCTGATGGCCGATGAGCCCGGCGAAGTGGCCGAGGCGCGGGCGGCGGGAATGGGCATCGAAGCGATCTATGACAACGGGGTGACCCGGAGCCAGGGCGCAGCGGGTGTCGGCGCGCTGCTGGATGTCGAACGTATCTTTGCCACGACTTTCCAGAACGATCCCGAGAGCTATCAGACCTACAAGGCGATGTTCCCGTTCGAGAAGCGGTTGCGCTACATCGTGGACAACACGGCGGTGCCGGTTTCGATCCAGTCAACCGACGAAGAGCGCGCGGCGATCGCCAAGCAGCACGAGCAGCAGAATGCCGAAGCGCAGTTCCTGCAATCGATCCCCGATCTGGCGCGGGCTTCCAAGGACCTGAGCGCCGGGGTGCCTGCAAATGCAGCCTGATTACGGCGAAAGCCCCGATCTGCTGGAATTCAGGGCCAAGCTGGCAGCGGCGCGGGCGTCAAAGCGGGGGGCATTGGCCACGATGCTGACCAAGCGGCGCGATGCGGCGGTGCGGCACGCGGCCTTCATGGCGCTGTTCTATGATGGCGAAAAGCTGCGGCCCGGTGCGGAAATCGTGCTGGATGATCTGGCTGAAGCGGCAGGATTTGGTGCGGCCTCACCCGTGCTTGACCATGCCGAACTGTGTTTTCTGGAGGGCAAGCGCTGGCTGCTGCTCCACCTGCTTTCGCGCTTCCGGCTGTCGCCGGAGCGTGCCGCCGAGTTACAATCCCAACTGGAGAATAGTCGATGAGTGAAGTCGTTGAGTCACCCGCCGCCCCCGCCGCTGAAGCAGCACCGGCTGCCGCACCTGCACCTGAAGCCGCGCCCTTAGCTGCTGCCGCGCCGCTGGGCCGCGAAGAGCCTGCCCCCGCCGCTGCTGTCCCGGCTGCCACTGCCGCATGGCTGGACGGCCTGCCTGATGAACTGAAGGCCGACAAGACGCTGGCGCGGTTCAAGACGGTGGAAGACCTGGCCAAGGGCGTGGTCGAACGGCAGGCGATGCTGGGCAACCGGATCGAGCTGCCGAAGGCGGATGATCCCGACTCGTTCACCCGCTTTGCCGCCGCGATCCGGCCCGAGAAAGCCGAAGATTACAAGATCGAGGTTCCCGAGGGGCAGGATGCGGCATTCGCCGAATCGATGCGGCCGATTTTCCACGATATCGGGCTGCACCCGTTGCAGGCGGAAAAGCTGGTCGCCGCGAACAATGCCTATGTGGCGCAGCAGACGGCAGCGCTGGAGCAGGCGGGCCAGAAGGAAGTAGCCGACCTTGAGGCCAGCATGGGCAAGCAGGAATTTGCCGCCGCGAAGATGGCGACTAATGCCTGGCTGACGCGCATGGGTATTCCGGTGAAGTTCGATACCGATCTGGCCCGGCTGGTCGGCGCGGGCAATTCGGTGCGCCTGCTGTTCGACATATCGGCGCGCACGGGCGAGCTGGGCAAGGTCAACGATGCCGATATGGCGCTGGCACTGGGCAGCATGACGCCCGAACAGGCCAAGGCCGAAGCAGCCAAGCTGGATCACAAGGCGCTGCGCAATCCGAACAGCCCGGAGAGCAAGAAGATGGCCGAATATGCCGCGATCATCTCCAAGGGAAGCTCCGCCCGCTGATCTGCCCTGTGACTTGCCGTGCGATGACGGCTTGACTTTGTTATCGATTCGATAAATGTAGACCGTGAAGTGGCGGGCCGGGATCATCTCCAGCCCCAAGCGTGGGATGATCCCCTTGCCCGCCCCTTCACCCACCGGCCACCCCGCGCAAGCCGTTTATACGGTGCGGCCCCGGCGCTTCCCCGATAAAGGATCGGGCGTTCAAGCGGCACGTGAGCTGCCAGTCCGGCCCGGCATCTGCCGATACCCCTGACGAAATTTTCGCACCTTTTGTGAACGTTTTGCCAGGAGAAAGACAATGGCAGTCCCTATTGAAAATTGGCCCGAGAATGATCGGACTATCGCCTACAGCCTGAAGGTCACCAACGAACTCAACCAGGTTCCGGGCAAGATCACGCAGGTTTTCGACGAAAGCAATTCCAGCCAGTGCAGCGGCACGATCAAGGTTCTGGAAGACCGTTTCGATATTATCAATCTCGAAACCCAGAACAACCGCGCCGATGATACCAACTATGTCGATGTCGGCAATGTTCGCCGCGCGATCCGCAAGCGCAAGCCTGCTGACGCGGCAGTGCTGGTTGGTCGCCATGACCTTCAGGCAACCGACATCAATCTTGAGGCGGTTCCGCCTGTCCGCCTGGCCGATGCCGTGCGCCGTTATCACGACGACGCATTCTTCGATCCCAACGGCGGCTTCTATGGCAATGCCTATACCGGTGAATATGGTGCGACGGCTGTTCCGTTCACCCCCGGCAACATCATTGCCCATGGTGGTACGGGTATCACCAAGGCGAAGTTGCAGGCGCTGATGAAGCTCTACAACGACAACGATGTCGATACCGAGATGGAAGAGCCAATCATCCTGATTGACAACCAGGGCGTGATCGATCTGCAGAACATCACCGAATTTGCGAACTGGGATTACAACGAAGACCGCCCGCTGATGCGCGGCGAGCTTCCGACCGGTCGCGGGTTCCTTGGTTTCCGCTACATCCGCTGCAACCTGCTTTCGGCACGCGCCTATCCTTCGGCACCGGGCACGCTGGTCCCGGCTGCGAACCAGATTTCGCTGCCGAGCTTTGTCCCGAGCGGTCTGCATCGCGGCGTTTGGACCGAGTTCTTCTATCGCCAGGGTGAGAACCCCGGAAAGAAGCATCAGCTCCAGCAGTATGCTGAAGCCTGTTCGGCGATCACCCGCATCGACGAAAAGCGCTGCTTCCAGATGGTCTGCACGGGCCGTTAACCTCTGACGGGCGGCGCAATGCCGCCCGTCTCCCATCTTCAGGAGACAAATGATGGCAGACCGTACCGGAAAGTACTGGGCCAATGTTACCACCGGCACCAAGGCCGCGATGGCACCTGGTCATAGCAACAATGCGGCAGTGCGCCGCAACCGCGAAGTGTTCCTTACCGACGATGGCGGCGCAAATGCGATCGGCACCACGCTGGTGATCGGCACGCTGCGCGGCGGCGACGTGCCGGACAAGGTTGAAATCACGGCAGGCACTGTTGCCATGTCGGGCGTCAGCTTCAGCCTTGGCACCCGCGCCAATGCGACCAAGTACAGCGCGGCTGTGGTTGGCCCGGCAGCGGGCGCGACGGTGACGATCAAGTTCCTCGACGTGAACGATATCGGCCTGAACACCGTGCCGTTCTCGACTGAAGAACTGGTGCTGACAACCAGCGTGGCGGTGATCCCCGTTACGGCGGGCGGCAAGCTCCAGGTCGATACCTATTACAGCCACAAGTAAGATTGGGGCTGTGGTTCCGGCGCGTCTGTTTCTGGGGTCTTGATCTCGGGTTGGAAGGCAGACGCGCCGGAATATTCAATTAGTGGAATTTGGCGGGAGTAGCTGCGCATGGCCGATATTGTCACTTCGCAGACCCGCATTGCCAACCGCGCGTTGATCCTGCTGGGAACGACGACGCGGTTGATTTCGGTTGATGACGACAAGCCGCTGGCGAAGCAGATCAGGGATCTGTGGCACGAGAGCCGCCGCACCGGAATTGCCGCCCATACGTGGAACTTTGCGCTGCACCGGGTGCAGTTGAATGCCGATGCCACGGCCCCGGCCTTTGGCTATGAACGCCGCTTCAAGTTGCCGCCCGATAATCTGGGGTGGAAGCCGTGGCCGCGCGACAGCGAGTTCTTTTTCGAGGGGGTTGAGGAAGGCGGCTATCTGCTGACCGATGCGGCTGCACCGCTGCCGCTGCGCTACCTTCGAGATATCGAGGACGTGGGCGCATGGTCGCCCCATTTCCAGACCTTTATGGCCTTTCAGTTGGCGATGGACCTTGCCGATTCGGCGACACAGTTTTCTGCCAAGCAGCAGGATATGGCAGCAGCGCGCGAGGCTGCGCTGGCCGATGCCAAGGGGATTGACGGGCTGGCATCGGGTGAGCGGACGACCGGCAATGCCCGCTTCCTTTCGCGCTGGGCCGGATCGCGGGTGCGCCGCTCGACCAATCCGCTGGGAGTTTAAGGCGCATGTCGCGCGTTACCCCGCTGCAATCGAATTTTACCGGGGGTGAGCTTTCGCCATTCATGCTCGGGCGGGTTGAGCATGATGTGTGGAAAGTCAGTTCGCTGGAGCTGACAGGCTGGGTGCCGCGCCCGGAAGGGGTGCTGGTTGCCTGTCCGGGGTTTGAATATGTGGCAACGGCGGCGGGGCCATGCCGCCTGATCACCTTCGAGCCCTATATCACGCAGGCCTATCAGATCGAGATGTCGGCGCTGAAGTTCCGGTTCTATACCAACGATGTCTTGCTGACGAGCGGTGGACCGCCAGCGCCGGTTGAAGTGGTTCACCCTTATACCTGGGCGCAGGTTCAGACGCTGGATTACACGATGGCCGCCGATGGCGATGCGATGTGGTTCTGGCACCGCGATGTTGCGCCCAAGCAGTTGTTCCGCACTGGCGCGGCCAGCTTTGTGCTGGAGGATTTCGAGTTCACCAACGGCCCCTATGAGGACCGCAATACTGACAAGACGCTGACGGTGCAGGCGACCGGGACCACGGGCACGGTGACGCTGGTTGCCAATCAGCCGCTGTTTGATCCGGGCGATGTCGGCGGGCTGTTCGAGATCGAATATATCGACCTTTCGACGATCCGCCACTGGATGGTGGGCATGACGGTGACGGCGGGAATGCTGGTCGTCAGCACCAACGGCAAGGTCTATCAGCACAGCGCCGGCACGATCACCGGATCGGCTGCACCTTCGCATAGCGAGGGCACGCAGTATGACGGGATCAGCGGCATGGATGTGAATGCCAAAGGCCCTTATGGCTGCGCCTGGACCTATCGCTATTCGTCGATCGGGCGGCTGAAGATCACCGGCTATACCGACAATGAGAACGTGACTGCCGAAGTGGTGCAGGAGCTGGCATCGACCAATGCGAGCTGGCGCTGGCGGTTTGGCGCGTTCAGCCCGAAGCGGGGCTGGCCGGAGCATGGCGTGATCATCCATGAACGGCTGGTGCTGTCAAAAGACAATGTGCGCTATGCCAGCCAGATCGGGCTGTTCAACGATTTCGACCGCTTCAACGAGAACGGCGATATTGGCGACGATCAGGCGTTCATTTCGCAGCTTACCGATCCGAATCCGATTGCCTGGATGTTTCCGGGCACGAGCCTGTTCACGGGCGGGGCGCGCGAAGAAGGATTGATGCAGCAGAGCAGCGCGGCGCGCGGGGTTGCGCCGGGCAATATCCGCAACACGGTGAATTCGCGGCGCGGTTCGGCAGCGGTGAAGCCGATCGATCTGGACGGCAAGCCGGTGTTTCTCCAGCGCAACCGCAGGCGCGTGCTGCGGGTGACCGATACGACCTATGAGCGGCTCGGGATCGAGGATATGACGCGCTATGCCGCGCATGTCGGCAACAGCCCGATCACTGAATTTGCCAAGCAGCTTGAACCGATGCCGCTGCTGTGGGCGGTGCGCGAGGACGGCCTGCTATGGGGTTGCCTTGCCCAGCCCGAAGAGGCTGTATTGGGCTGGTTCTCGCGACCGCTGGGGGGCGGATTGCTGGCGCGGTCAATCTCTGCCTGCACATCGCCGGAGGGGACGCGCGAGGATCTGTGGATTGCTGCCGAAACGCCATGGGGGGCGTGGTTCGTGATGAAGCTGGCACCCTTCATGGGGGCGGGCGAGTTCGACGAAAACGCGATCATGTGTGACGCGGCGCTGGTCTATGACGGGGAACCGGAATCCATCTTTACAGCGGTGCATCTGGCGGGCCGCGAAGTGGAAGTGATTGCTGACGGGGCAGCGCTGGGCCTGTTCACACTGGACAGTTCGGGCGATGTTGACCTTTCCGAAGTTGGCGACGGCACCTTTACCAAGGTGATGCTGGGCCTGCCCTATGCCTGCCGGTGGCGGAGCCTGCCGGTTGAGGCCGGGGGCGACAATGGCCCGGCGATGTTCAAGATGGGCCGGACGGCAAAGGTGTGGCTGCGGGTGCAGAACAGCCTTGGCCTGAAAGTGATGGTCGATGGCGAGGAGGAAGCGGCGCTCGATGTCGAGGCGCTGATGACCGACAGCCCGACCGATACGGCGCTGCCGTTCCTGACCCGCGATATCCCGCTGGATATGGTTGGCGGCTATGACCGGCAGAACATTATCCAGATCGACCGGAAGATTGCGAAACAAACGACCTTGCTGGCAGTGATGCAGCAGGTCGAGAAAGCGATGTCATGATGCACATGGCAGGCGCGGACATGGTGATCGAGCGGTTCACTGCGGAGCATCTGAAACAAATCGTACCGCAGGCGGCGCAGCTTTGCGACTGGCCCGACTCTGCCGAACGTGACGCGCGGGGCATGGTATTTGCCGCGCAGCAGCATTGCTGGACCTTTCTTGACCATGCGGGCGGGATCGTTGCTTGCTTCGGGATGGTGGCGAGCCATGCGCAGCACCTGACGGCCTGGGCGGTGATGTCTGACATGGGGCAGGTGCGGCTTGGCTATGTGACGCGCTGGTGCCGGGCCTATCTGGACGACACCGATGTGCGGCGGATCGATGTGATCGTGCGGGCCGGTTTCAGCAACGGGCACCAATGGGCGCGGCTGCTGGGGTTTGAGCCGGAGGGCGTGCAGCGGGCCTTCTTTGCCGACGGCGAGGATATGCACGTCTATGCTCGAATTCGAGCGGAGGAAAACACATGAGCGCCGGGGTACTGGGGGCAATTCAGCTGGTCGGATCGGTTGCCGGGCCGCTGATTGGCGGAATGGAAGATCGATCGGCGCTGAAGGCTTCGGCGGCGGCGGACCGCGAGAATGCCAACCGCACGTTGTTTCAGGGCGAGCTGGATGCCTGGCAGACGCAGCGCGAAGCCCGGCTGGCGCAGGGGGCCGGTCTGGCGCAGGCGGCGGGCGACGGCAATGTGGTTGGCACCGGCACGATTGCCGATCTGGTCGAGCAGGCGGCGCTGGAGCGCGAGATGGAAATCGGCAACCTGCGCGCCCGGGCGCGCGGCGAGGCCTATAACCTTCAGGTATCTGCCGCGAACAAGGACAAGCAGGCAGGCATGGCGCTGTTCAAGGGCATTCTGGGCGGGGCGATGGGCTATGCCGCGACCAAGGCCGATCAGCGCAATGCGGCCAGCGTGACCGCAGCGAATGCCCGTGACCGGGCAAGCCGAACAGGTTCAGGCATCGTCGCTGGTGATCAGCCGGGCAGCCAGTTCCAGATGTGGTGGCCTAACCGCCCGCGCACGCCCTGGGGCGCGCTGCCTGCACGGGGGTATTGAGAATGCCGGGGTTCTATTCAAGCAAGGTCAATGCCAGCGTAGTAGGCGCGGCACCGGTTGCCGCGCCGCTGGGGATTGGCGAAGTGGTTTCGGCGCTGGGGCGGACGGCAGGGGCGATCAGCGACCAGAATCAGCAGGCCAGCGAGCATGTGGCCAAGGTTGATGCCGCGATTGCCGAACGCGAGCAGGCGCGGAAACAGGATGCGGCTTCGGCATCGGTCGCGGTCAAGCTGGCGCAGGGCGAAGGCGAGTATTCGCGCTGGGTGATCGATCACCAGAACGATGCCGATTTCGAGGCGCAGGCCAATGCCAAGGTCGAGGCCGACATGGCCGCGCTGCGCGGTGAGCTGGGCAATGATCCCGAGCTGCTGAACCACTATAATCCCTTGCTGGTGCGATCAGCCGAGGCGCGCAAGACGGCAGCCTATGAGCATGTGGCGGCGGTGCGGGCCAAGGCCAGCGCCGAGGCCAGCGATCAGGCGCTGACGGTTTCGATGAACAATGCCGAAACCGCGCCCGATCGGACCAGTGAATTCGCCGATACGATGACGACGAGCATCATGGCGAACAAGTCTATCCCCGAGGCCTTGCGGCCTCTGGTGGCGCACACGGCAGCGGGGCAGGTGTGGCAAAAGGGACTGGCAGCATCGATCCGCTCTGGCCGCTATGAGGCGGTGGCCAAGGAGCTGAACGCGGGCACCTATGACGCGATCCTGCCCGAGGGGGCGAAGGATGGCCTGCTGCGCTTGGCCGATGCGGAAGGCAATGCGGCAGCGACGGCGGCACGGGCCGATGCGGCAGTGCAGACCAAGCTGCTGAACGACAAAATCCAGTCGGTGGAAGCGATCATTGGCGCGGGCGGTGATCCGGGGCCGGATGTGCTCGATGCGCTGCACAAGCAGGCTTTGGCCCAGGGCGATGGCTCGGCGGCGACCAAGCTGCAAATCTGGACGCTTCAGACATCGACCAACCGGCAGTGGGCGGGCCGCTCGATGCTGGAAAAGGTCGCCGGGATGCAGTCGCTCGAAGCGGATAATGCAGCGGGCAAGCTCGATGCCAAGGGGCAGATCGGGCTGGCCCAGCTCCGCAAGCTGATTTCGACTGAGACGGTGAATATCGGGGCGAAGCTGAAGCCTGAATATGAAACCAGTCCGCAGGGGCGGCAGGCGGTGGCCAAGCAGCTTGACGCGCTGCCGATGGACCAGCGCTGGCAGACGGCGGAGCAGATCGACAAGGGCTTTGGTGCCTATGTGCTGGCCCCGGCCAATGTGCGCGATGTGGCAATTGCCGGGCGCAGCGATCGCGACTGGGTGAAGGACCAGTTCAAGCACGGCAAGTTGGGCCATGATCCGGTGCGCGAATTCCGCCAGTTCATGGGGGCAGCAGCGCGCGATCGCGACGGCAGCGAGGCCAATGGCATTCTGGACGTGGCGACATCGCTCTATGCCTATTACGCCAAGCGCGACGGGCTGACCGAATTCAACCAGACCCGGTTCCAGATGGCGATCAACATGACGCTGGGCGGCACGCTGGTGAACGGCGAATGGCACGGCGGACTTGGCGAATATGGCGGCAACAAGGTGCAGTTGCCGAGCGGGGTAAGCCAGCGGACCTTTGCCGCGACGATTGAAAAGCTCGACTATCCCGGCGCGAAAACGGCGAGCGGTGCCGCGCTGACCAAGGCGCAGGTGCTGAAGCACTATCGCATCGCCTACCAAGGCGACAGCGAGGATGGATCGCGGGCGGTCTATCATTTTGTCGATCCGCAAGGGCTGCCGGTGCTGCGGGCTGATGGTTCACCCTATCCCATCTATTTCGGGAATCATTGACGATGCCGGGATATCCGCGCCGCATTGCCCCGACCTTTGCACCCGGCGATACGGGGGCGGCTGATCCGCCGCCGCCCGCGCCGACCTTCTGGGAGGGTTTCTGGGCAACGCAGCGGGATGTGACTGACCGCAACGAGAACGACGAGTTCTTTCGGCACATGGGAGCCTATCAGGATTTAGCCGAGGCGCTGGGCAAGAACATTGCCGACTTTCCGGCTCCGGTGGGGCGGCAGTTCAGCACCCTGAACCCGTTCCACACGAGCAGCTTTGAGGATTATGTCGATGCTGACGGGCTGTGGGCTGCCTATCAGGCGAACCCGCACCGTGACCCGGAGATTGCCAAGTTCAAGACGCGGCAGGAGTTTGACCAGTATCTGAACCTGCGCGGTGATCGCCACGCAAAGGATGCCGAAGTTTCGGCGCGCGCTGGAACGGGTTCACGGCTTGCAGGTGGAATGTTTGGCGGACTTACCGACCCGGCTAATGCTGTGATGAGTTTTGCGGGCGGCGGCGGTAAGACGTTTCTGGGCACGGTGGGCCGCGCGGCGCTGTTGAACATGGGGATCGAGACGATCCAGACCCCGGCGAACATGCGCGGCGCGGCGGCGGTGGGCGAGCCGATGACGGCGACCGATGCGCTGGAAAGGATCGGCATGGCCGGATTTGGCGGCGGCGTGCTGGGGGGTACGTTCCACGGGCTTGGCAAAGTGCGTGATGTGGCAGCTCCGCATGTTGTGGCGGCGCGCGATACGCTGCTGGCCAAGCTGATCCTGCACCTGCCAGCGGTGATGCAGCCGAAGGTGAAGGGGCTGGCAGATATCCCCGACGGCACGCTGGCCGATGCGATGGAAGCGATGGTTGGCAAGGACAACCTTGGCCCGGACATGACGGCGGCGCTGAACGTGGTGCGCCGCGATGGCGAGTTTGCCGCGAGCAATCCCTATGTCGAGAACTTTGCCGGGATCAAGGCGCACGGCGATGCGCTTCAGGAAGCGATGGACCGGATCATGGGTTCAGCGCCGCAAGGCTCTGTACGCGGCGCGCTGGGTCAATCCACGGCATTGCGGAGCGGGATGGGTGCGCCGGGTGCCGTGCCTGCTGGAGCAGCGCCCGATGCGGCTGCGATTGCAGAGTTTAAACGCGCCATTGGCCGGGCGGAAAGCCCGAACGACTTTGCCAAGAATCCGGGCAGCTCAGCGCGGGGGCGTTACCAGTTCACCAATGACACATGGCTGCGGTATCACGACAAGGTTTTCGGCAATACCGGCGAAAGCAAGGCTGCGGTGCTTGCCAAGAAGACCGATGGCGGGGTGCAGGAAGCCCTGATGAACCGGATGACCGGTGACCATATTGCCACGCTGCGGGCGATGGGCGCTCCGGTGACCAAGGAAAACCTGTACATCATGCACTTTGGCGGCGAGGCGGGTGGCCCGCGCCTGCTTGAAGCTGCCGACAATGCGCCGATCCGCGAGGTGCTGGGTGACAAGGCAGTAGATGCCAATCGCTTCCTTGAAGGCATGACAGCAGCGCAGGCGCGGGCCGAGCTGGCGCGGCGGGTGGGCGGCAAGGCTGGCCCTGCGGTGCCGGGCGGCGGCGAGCTGGATATGACCGCGCTGGAAGCCCAGCAGGCGCAGGCCGGGTTGGCAGCAGCGGAAGGCCAGTTGGCGCAGGGCGGCGGGCCGCTGATCAGCGAGGACGTGGCCGCGCTTTCCGCGCCGCTGCAACATGCCGATGTGCTGCCTGAAGATATTCCGGTACTGAAGGCGGAAGCGTTGCACCAGGACACGATGGTGCAGCTCCGCCCGCTGGTCGCCGATCGCAGCCTGTCGCTGAATGATCCGGCTGAGCTGGCATCGCGGCTAGGGATCGATGAGGCGCAGGTGCGCGGGGCGCTGGACGGGCTGGTCAATCGCGGCGAGCTGCGGGTGACGGCGAAGGGCACCTATCGGCGGATACCGGACAGCGTCAATCGCGGGCCGGAAGACATGCTGCAATTCATCGCGCATCGCGGCGGGCTTTCCTATGACGGGCTTGATGTGCAGGGCCGCGCGCTTGGCACGCTGGGCCATGATCTGCCGAACAGCGGCAATCTGAAGCACTTCGTTCCCGGATCGGGACCGCTGCTGCGCCCGCATGGCCACGGGCTGGACCGGATGGGCGAGCTGCTGCACGACGCGGGCTATTTCGGGCCACCGGAAAGCACGCCGCGCCCGACCGATGGCGAGCTGATCACGCTGATCGACGATGCAATCCGCACCAAGGAAAAGCGGTACAGCGTTTTTGACCAGGCCCCCGAAGCCAAGGCCACGCCGCAGCAGAAGGCGGACCATGCCGGGTTTCAGAGCCTTGGCCATTATGAGGGGGAGCTGGCGCGGTACAATGGCGCTGGCCGGTCGATACTGGGACGCGACCTGACCCATGAGGAATTCATGGCCGCGCTGGCGATCCGCCGCGAGGGATCGGACGTTCCTTCGATCCATGATCAGGCGCATTTCAGCGAAGCCAGCTGGAATGCCGGTGACGATTTGCGCCCGGTTGTTGCGGAAATGGTCAATCGCGAGATTGATAGCGTTCTGGAACAGGTGTACCACGAGGTTGAGGATCCTTTCTATGATGTCCACGCAAGCCCAGACCCCGCCCCCGACAATGCCGCTGGACGCGAAGCTGGAGCGGCTGCGCAGCGCAGCGAAGGACAAGCGGCTGACCCCGGAAGTGCGGGCAGCGGCGGCGAAGGCGCTGGAAATGGGCTCGGCGCTTCAGACACACGCAGCCCGGACCCCCTCGACGTAAAGCCACTGGACCCGCAGACCGAAAAGGCGCTGGCGGGCTTTGATGATCCGGTGGCCAGTGCCCATTCTGCCGAAGTGCAGAATGACAGCGCGGTGCATGATCTGCACATGCTGGCCGAGGCCTCACCCGAAACGATGGTGAAGCTCGATGCCGAGAGCGACCCGATCCCGCTGGCTGATTTCCTTGCATCGCTGGATGATGAAGTCGCCGCGGTTAAGCACATTGAGGGCTGCATGGCCCCGCCGAAGGGAGTTTGATCCGTGGCGCTATCCGAATGTATTGCCGGTCTGATCAAGGACGGGCTGATCAGCAAGGCCAAAGGCAGCGAAGCCGAGGTGCTGTATGACCGGCATTTCCAGCGGCTGAAGCGCAGCAAGGGCATGATGGCAGCCGCCAGCGAGGCGAGCGATCTGACGATTGCCAAACTGAAGGGCGATGCAGCAGCGGCGCGGCGCGGCAAGATCAGCACGGCGATGGCGCAGGTGCGGGCGCTGGAGGACATGAAGACCTATGCCGGCGGCGTGATGCAGGATGGGTTGATCGACCCGCGATCGGCGACGGCGCTGGCCGTCTGGGATGATCGCGCCCGCTATATGGACCTTGAGGCGCAGCATGAAGCGGTGCGGGCGACTTACCATGCAACGCTCGATGCCGGGCTGAAGGCCAACCGGGCGACCATGCTGGGGCGGGTGCGCGATCCGGCGCTGGAAGAGGATATTCTGGCAGCGGCCTATGGCGAGAAGGTTGATTCGATCAACGCCCGGGAAATCGCCGAGAATGCCCAGAAGGTTGCCGAGCTGGCGCGGCAGCAGTTCAACGAGGGCGGCGGGCATATCGGCAAGATCGATGACTGGCACTGGGTGCAGGATCACAGCGGCGAAAAATTCATGGCGGCGGGCTATGATGGCTGGAAGGCAATGGTTACCGGAGCTGACGAGCGCGGGGTGCCGATCCTGAAGCTGGCCAGCATGATCGACCATGAAACCGGCCTGCCGTTCGAGCCTGAAGGCGAGAGCTTCGACAGGGCACTGCGCCAGATGTACCAGAATGTAACCACGGATGGCCGGGCGACAATGGGCATTGGCCAACCCAAGGGCGCGGCGCTGTACAACCGGCATGCCGAAGAGCGGTTCTTTGTGTTCAGCGATTCGAAGACGCATCTGGCCTATGCCGCGCAGTTCGGGAAGAGCGGCGTTTGGCAGGGCATGATGCACCATCTGGACCGCATGGCGCGTGATGTGGCGGCGATACAGCGCTTTGGCGCGAACCCGGATGCGACGATCCGCTTTGTTGGCGACACGCTGATCCAGCAGGCGGCGGAGAGGGTGGGGTTCAAGCCCTATGTCAAAGCGAAGCTGCTGAAGAACCCGATCGAGTTTGCCCGGCAGAAGCTGCGGCCCGATCCACAGGACCGCGCGCATAGTGCGGCGAAAGAGCTTCAGGCGAGCTATGATGTGTTCATGGGCAAGCATGACCTGCAAATCCCGCGCAGTCGCAAGGTTGCGGCGGGGTTCGATGCCTTCCGGTCATGGGAAGGATCGGCCAAGCTGGGCGGGGCATTCTGGTCTGCGACTACGGGCGATAAGGCGACGGCGGCGGTAACGCGCAGCTTTAACGGGCTGGGGCACCAAGGCTGGCTGACCGATTATCTCAAATTGCTGGCGCCGACCGAGAACAGCCTGGAGCACCGGCAAATGCTGATCCGGCATGGCGCGCTGGCGGCGGACTGGGCACATTCGGGCGCGCAGGCGCAGCGACAGATGGGCGAGGAATTTCAGGGCGAGCTATCGCGCCGACTGGCGGAGCTGACGATTCGCGCCTCTGGCCTGTCAAAGCATACCGACATCGAGCGGCAATTGTTCGTGCAGCACTTCAATGCCGGGATCGCGGACAATGTGCATCTGCCATTCGACAAGCTGAACCCGAAACTGGCCAAGGGGCTGGATAATTACGGCATCGGCGCGGCAGAGTGGGATAAGCTGCGGGCCACGCCGCTGGAACCGGCGCATGGCACGGTGTGGTTCAATCCAATGGCGATCGAGGACGGCGCGCTGCGCGATCGATACCTGCGAATGGTCCACACGGAAAAGCGCTTTGCCGTGCCCGAGGCTGATCTGCGCACGCGGACGATGCTGAACAGCAATTTCCAGCGCGGCACGGTGTTTGGCGAGGCGATGAAGAGCCTGTTCCTGTTCAAGGGCTTTGGCCTGATTTTGGGGAACACGCACGGGCGGCGGGCGCTGAGTATGGGCGGCATGGCAGGCTTGAAGCAAGGCGCTGTTGGCATAGGTGCGCCGATGCTCGCCTATGCGCTGCGGATGAGCGTGTTTTCGATGGTCGCGGGTGCGGTAGCAATCCAGATTCATAACCTGCTGCGCGGTAACGATCCCGAGCCGATGGACAGCGCAGCCTTTGCCGGTGCTGCCGAAGCGCAGGGCGGTGGCTGGGGCATCTTCGGCGATTTCCTGAAGCAGAGCGACAACCGCTTTGGCGGCGGGATTGCCACGACGATTGCCGGGCCGGGCGGGCAAACGGTGCAGAACGTGCTCGATCTGACCTGGGGGAATATGTCCAGGGCGAACAAGGGCGAAAAAGTCAACGTTGGGCGCGATATCGTCAAGATCATGCGGCAGGAAGTGCCGGTGGCGAGTTCACTTTGGTATCTGCGTCCGGCCTATGACCGGCTGCTGATCCATGAAATGGATGCGATGATCAACCCGGATCACGATGCCGCCGAGGCACGGGCGATCCAGCGGGCTGACCGGGCAGGCGCTGCCTATTTTGCGCCGCCCGGATCGGGCATGTCATCATGGCGTGCACCGGACTGGGGCAATGCCATCGGGCAGCCTTCGGTGCCGGAGAATGTGGCGGCGCGTGAGGCGGCGCTGGCAAAGGCGGATGCACCTGCCGCGCCTTGACCTGACGGCCTCGATTCGATAACAGCAGCGCACCGGGGACCCTTCCAACCCGTCCCGGCCTTAGTCGCTCGCATGGTGCGATGCGCGATCAGGTCGGGCGCTTGGTATGACAGTTTCTTCCCCCTCCATCGTTTCGCACAGCTATATTCCGGGCGGGGCCATGCTGGCTGAATCGCTGGCCGGGCTGGTCGCGATTTCGGCCAGTGATCTGGTTGTGACCGATCCTGACGGCGTGGTGCAGGTGCAGGGCACGGATTACGAGATCACCGGCAATCTGCGGACGGGAACGGCATCGATCCGCACGCTGCGGGCCTATCCGGTTGGGGTGGCGCTGGACGTGCGGCGCGTGACTGACCGGGTGCAGAAGGCTTCGATTCCGTTCGGTCAACCGCTGCCATCACAGGCGATCGAGCGCGAGCTGGACCGGCAGGCGCTGATCAGCGGCGAACAGGACGTGGAGATGACGCGGGCGGTCCGCGTTCCGGTGGGGCAGGTCGGCCCGGATTTTCCGTCGCTGGACGATGCCGAGGGCCATGTGCTTGGCGTGGCTGGCGGAAAACTTATCCCGGTGCAGAATGACCTGATATCGGCGGCTTCGGATGCGGCGCTGGCATCAACGGCGCGCATGTTGGCGCAAGCTGCCGCTGCCAGCGCTAATGCAAGCGAAGTGATTTCAACGGCAGATTTGGCGGGCTGCAATGTAGCATTGGCGCAGGCTATGTTGGCTGCGCTGGCAGCGGGAGCCTATGACCATTCATATGCGGCTGTGGTTCCCGCAGGGATCGCAAATGGCAAGCCTTACTGGACGGCCTCAGCGGACAGCAAGGGGCTGCTGCTTTGGAAGAACAACGCGGGCGCGCCCGCCGCTGTACTTAACCCTGACACATCACAGGTTGAAATTCCTAACTCGATCGCGGTTGCTGACTTGACCGCATTGGCTGGCATTCTCGCGGGTGTAACTGGCTCGGCGCTGGTATCGGTGGGCTATGCAGGGACGCTAGCAGAACCTTGGGATGGTGGCGCAACCATGACTGCCGTAGGCGGTCCATGGAAATACGTTATCGGCAAGGCGGCAGGCGGTGGGCCGCTTCAAAAAATGTCCTTTGGTGTCTCAACCTTTGGTCTCGGCACTGGCGTTCTCAATGTGCTGATCATGGAAGAGGATACAGTATTCCCGACTTTGAAGGTGGTTTCGAGCCATGCTGTCACGATCGGCGCTTCAGGACAGGTTGACATTACTGCCGCCGATTTCGGCGCGATCACGTTAACCGCCGATCAATATGTCGGTTTTTCAATTCCTGCAGGCTCGATCACTTTGTTGGGCAAGCGCGCAACCACACCGGTAACCTTTGTAAAAAATGGACCGGCTTCGCTTACCTCAGGTACTGATACCTTTGTCGCACTCGGCGGGGGAGACTCGATATTCGCGCGCTTCACCCAACTCGCCGAAACGCTTCAGGTCAAGGAAGCTAACTTTGATACGTCGCTTGCTTCCATCCCCAAACTCGCTGTCAGCGCATCTCCAAAACAATGGTTGATCGTGCCGATCTGCGGACAGTCGCATGGTGAGCCGCATTCGGGGACCGATCCTGTAATCATCCTACCGACGGGGATTGCGAAAAAATATTACGGCTCGAACCCAACACTGACGCTCAATCTTACCGATTTTGTCAAAGATCCTGTTGGGCCTACGCTCGGCATTGCTGACAACACACACCAAAGCGGGATCGCGCCTGCTCTCGTTCAAGAAATATGGGCGCGCACCGGCATGGGTGTTATTATTGTTCCATGCGCAGAAGGCGGCTCTGGCCTCATTTCCGAAGGCCTTGGAGGTGGACGGAATTGGGCACCTCCCGGCACTGCGGGAGCGAGTGACGGCGGAGGCATTCTGCGAGCTGAAGCCTTGGCCCGTATTCAAAATGCGATGCAGGCGGCGACCGACGCGGGATTGGCCTGGCAGCTTGGACCGATGGTTTGGACGCAGGGCGGGACCGAGAGCTTGCGCTACGACCATGCCGTAGGGGTGCCGTGGACAGACTTCGGCGGCAATGTGATCACCGCTGCCAATCGTGCGGCGGCGCTCGGGGTGTTATTTACGTGGTTCCGCACACAACTTGCGCGGCCGAATTTACCTGTCGTGATTAGCTATGACCCGCCGAAAAACACAGGCGTAACGGCGGGTACGTTGATGGTGAACCAGTCGCTCAAAGATTATGTCGCAAGCGATGAGCACGCCTATCTTGGCTACACTGCCATTCAGAATTGGGCGGCGCGCGGGATCATGATCGATACCTACCATGGCAACGGTGTCGCCTATGATGAAATGGGCGCGCACCTTGGCCGTGCAGCCGCAAATGTGGCGTACAAGGCATGAGCGGTGAACTTGCGACGGGGCGCACGATTACTGATGCGGATGCGGCGGCTGTGGCAAAGGCCCTGAAGGCCGAATTTGCCAAAGAGCTTCGCAACGAGGCGGGCAAAGGGTTGCTCGATCTGGTCAAGAAGGGGCTGTTCTGGATCGTGCTGCTGCTCGCGCTGCACGGGCTGGGAGTTGACCGCGATGTGCTGGCCAATGTGGCTGGCCAAGTGACCAAGTAGGAGGCGGCGATGGCATTTCCCAAGGGCTATGAATGGCTGGGCACGGTAGGCCCGCTGCCGAAGATCATCTCTGAAGCGCTGGCGCTCTATGGCACGCTCGAATCGCCGGGCGCGGCGGATAATCCGGTGATCCTTGGCTGGGCCAAGGAAGTGGGCAAGGACGTTGCCGCTGCCTATGGCCATGATGCGGTGCCGTGGTGCGGGCTGTTCGCTGCGGTTGTTGCCAAGCGCGCTGACAAGCCGGTGATTGCCGGGCCGCTGTGGGCGGCGAACTGGGCCAAGTTCGGCACGGCGGCGGATCATGCCTCGCTGGGCGATGTTCTGGTGTTCCAGCGGCCCGGTGGCGGGCATGTGGGCTTTTACCTCGCCGAGGATGAAAGCGCCTATCATGTGCTGGGCGGCAACCAAGGCGACAAGGTGTGCATTTCGCGCGTGGCCAAGAGTCGCTGCGTGGCGGTGCGCCGCCCGATCTGGGCGACGGCGCAACCTGCCAGCGTGAAGCCCTACCATGTCGCTGCCAGCGGCGCGCTTTCGGAGAATGAGGCATGAACAGAATTCATCTTCGCGCCTATGAGCTTGCCGCTCTTTGGGCAATTGCCATCGGGGCGCTCATTCTTGGCGGGTACATGGTCTATCTGGGCCGCGCTGGCGAGGCCTTTGGTTCGCTGCTGGGTATCATCCCGCTGTGCATCAATCGTATTGGCAACGCTGGTCAGGCGCAGGCCATGCAATCAATGGTCGACCACCTTGCGCGATCAACCCCAAGCGACCCTGTAAAACCGGAAGGAACCGACTGATGTTGAAACGCCTCTATTTTGCCCTGTGCGCCTCGCTGGCGCTGTGTGCGTGCAGTCTTGGTGGGTTGGCCTCCACGGGCGCGGCTGTAGCTGACGCGGCGGGCGCTCCGGCCCCTGCGTCGGTTGCCAACAAGACGGTGCTGGACGAGCAGGCGGCGCTGGGGGTTGAGCTGGCCTATAAGGCGGCGCGGCTTTCGATGGAAACGGCAGTCGATGCCGGTCTGCTAAAGGGCGCGGGCGCGACCAAGGCGGCGGCAATCGACAATCAGGCCTATCTGGCCGTGGCGACGGTTCGGCAGGCTTACCGGGCTGGCAATGCGGCCAGCTACAAAGAGGCGCTGGAGGCGGCGCGGGCGGTCATTTCTGACCTAATTGCAGCGCGGGGTAACTGACATGCTGACCGACCTTCTCAAGCTGCTGCCGATTGTCGGCGCTGTTGTGGCGCGCAAGGATGAGTTCGTGGACTGGTATCATTCGATGACCGACGCCCTGCACCCGAATGATCAGGCGATTGCCAAGCTGGCGCTGGCCGACATTCAGGCCGACAATGACGAGGGCCATGCCCGGCTGCAGCAGAAGCTGGCAGCGGCGGCGAACCGGGGCTAAGGCGTTATCGAATCCGCAACTTTTCGCGCGGGTTCATTCTGACTTTGGCGATATAGGCGCACAATCCTTGTTATTTTCTGCAAGCTAGGTGCTTGAAATAACGGGATTGTGTGCAGCCTTCCAAGCTAGCTAGGCGGGTTCGATTCCCGCTACCCGCTCCAGCCTTTTGTGGCGGATTTCTGCGGTTTCACGTGGAACAATCAGACTTTGGCAGCGCGGCATTCTGACTCAGGCAGAGTCAGAATTCTGACTTTCTCTTCGGCGATTTGCGATGGACCTGGTAAATTGTGGTCCCGGTTTGCTTGAATTCATGCGCCATGAGCGTGAAGTGGGGTACCGCTTCCAAATCTGAAGCCAGTACTTCGATCCTTCCCCCGGCTGCCAGTACCAGCGCGATAATTGCCTGCGCTGTATCGCGCTGTGCAGCGTCAAGGCGCTGTTGCAGATTGGCAATGATGCGGGACTGCTCGATGAATGCTGCATCGTCCATCATGCTTTCCCTCGGGCTTTGGTGCGGGTGTGGCTTTCGGCGATTACGCGGGCGGTCATGTTGCTATCGACCGGGCCATAGACCTTCATGATGCTGTCAACCGATCCGGGTTCGTGGCCGGTGAGCTGGCCGATCTGATCGTGGGTGAAGCCCTGGCGCTTTAGCTCGACGACGCGGCTGCGGCGGAAATCGTGCCAGTGCAGATCGTCCATGTCGCTGCGCCCGGTCGCCTCGATCGCGTGATCCTTGATGCGGTTCCATGCCCGGTTGAAATCGCGGTAGAGCCACGGTTCGCCAGTGGCATCGTTGATCAGCACATGGGTGAGCAGGCGGCGGGGCGTGGCGGCGCGATCGCGCGCACGATTGGCAGTGATGACCTGGCGCAGCTCTGCCAGCAGCTCCGGCTCGAACGGGATGTGCATGGGTACGTCGCCCTTGCCCTGGGCGAATTGCCAGCCCCAGACCTTGCCCTGTTTGTCGGCCAGCACGGCCTTGACATCGGGATCGAGCAGGAACTTCATTTCGACAAGCTGATGCTCGGTAAACTTGAGCAGATCAGCGGTGCGCTGGCCGGTGTAGAAGGCGAGCTTCAGCGCGAAGGCCATATTGGGCATGCCCAGATCGTGGGCGGCGGCGATGAAGGCAGCGCGATCATCGGCCTCCCAAATCTGGTGACGGCCCTTGGGCTGGCCGAATTTCTCGTGCGGGTTTTCGATCCACTTCAGCAGGGCACGGAAAGTGCGCAGGTAGTTGTGCGCGGTCATGTCGCTGACCTGACGGCCTTGCTCCGTATAAACGCCGCGCCCGCGCAGCGAATCGGTCCATGCGGCGATGTGGTGGGGCCGGATATCAGAGGGCAGCAGATCGCCGAACATTTCCTTGGCGCGGACCAGATTATAGGCGGCGGTGCGCTGGTGCCCGGGCGAAAGGTGGATCAGGTACTGGGTGCGGTAGCGGTGGATGTGATCGCTGATCGTCATGAAGGAATGGTGCTTGGTGGCGGGCGCCAGCGGCAGCGGTGCGATGGCGTTCTGGCTGGTCGCCTGCGCTGATGTTCGGGCTTCGCCCTCCATGCCGGCAGGCTCCGGTTCGCCCCGGCGCCATGCTGCGACATCGGCATTGCGCGACTCGCTGGCGGCGATGGCGAGCTTGCGATCCTCGCCGAATTTGAGCGAGGTCCAGCCATGGGCCTTCTCGGCGCGGTTGGGTTCCCAGTACCAGAGCAAGCGCCCGCCCGCGCCGGGCTTGACGGTGAGGCCCTTGATAGCGCTGGCGGCAAGCCGGGCGCGGCGGAGTTCGGGGGTGGGTTTCATGGGTGTTCTCCATTGGCCGAATCGATCAGGATCACGAGAGCGGCGAGTGGTTCGGGTTCGAGCATCATGCCGGGGGCCAGCCCGGTTAAGAGCTGGGCGAGGCTGCGAAGGGAAAGGCGCGCCAGCATGGCCCGATCTTCCTGGTAAGCGGTCTGGTCGTCGTTCATTGGACCGACTCCCCGCTGGCGGCGTGAAGCGGCTTGCGCCATGACCAGCGTTGTTCGCTGCCAAATTTGGTATTGCGCCAAGTCCAGCCCATGGCGGCAAGAACATCGGCGATGCGGCGTTTGGCTGTTGCATCGGGTAAGCCGATGCCGAGGCCGTGGCCGATATCGGCATAGGTCAGGCGATCCTTGTCCTGCACCCATGATGCCAATGCCGCAGCAAGGCCATCATCAATGGCAGGGGTGATGTCAGGCACGGGAAGGCCCAGCTTGGGCCAGATGGCCCGCGCAAAAGTGATGCCGAAGAGGCGGCGCGCCTCACGCACGACAGCAGCGGCGGCAGTAAGGCGCGCCGGATCAGCGCTTTCGAGATTGTTTGCAGTTTCCGCAAAGAAGTCTGGCTGATCCTTGCCCGGCATGGTGTAGGTTCCGGTGCGGAAGATGCTGGGAAGCACCTCATCGGTGATCCAGCGCAGAAAGCGCTTGGCCTCTGGCCGCTTGGATCTGATCACGCAGGTGAACATGCCGCCTTCGGTGACAATCATTAACTCCTGCGCACCGCCAAGGGTGTCCACTTTGTGGACCCCCTTTTGATCGTCATCGAGCATCCGAAGCATGTGTGGTGTATGATTGTAACCGAGTATCGTTGAAATATCGGTGGCGACCCAATGCGGTTGCTCTTCGAGCATGACAACGCGGACGGGTTTGGTTTCAAAATCGAAGATCGAAAGTTCATTCATGGCGTGGCTCCAGTGTTTGAGCCGGTCACCTACCTGCAACTTCTGGTGGCCGGACGCGACGGGTTTGCAGACCGCCTACTGGAAACGGCGCACCCGAAGGTGCCCCACCGCGCCCGACCATAAGAAACCGCGCCTAAGCGGGTGCCGGGCGCGGGAGCGCCAGTAAGAGCGAGACTGCAAAATCCCGGCAGCGAATTTGCGCTGCGGGCGTGGATGTGCCAGCGTTGATACGAATCGTCAAGGAGCACGGCGTGACCGAAGCGGAGCAAGTCATGGCGATTGCCTTTGTTCTGGCATTGGGTGCGCAATTTGTGGCGATGCGCGAAGAATCGGTAAGCGCCGATGTCTTGCCATTTTTCCTGCTCGGAAATGTCGCGGTCAGTATGGTGCAGGCCATTGCTGGTGGGCTGATCCGAAGTTTTCGTGGACTGATCTTCTTCACTACCCTGTCGGTTGGCGCGACCGTATTGGGTCTGGCTTTAGCTGTAGCCATGGCCAAACTTTTGCCTGTTCCACAAGGCAAGGGGCTGCACTGGGAGCACGATAAGCTGGGATGTGGCATGGCAATCATGCTTGGATTGGCATTCATGGTGGTGCTTTCAACAATAGGTGGCGGCGAGGAATAGATGATCTAGTCCCCCAGCTCCGCCAGCATTTCAGTGATTAGGGTTTGAGCATGCAGCAGGCCTGCCTTGCGGCCTTGGGTGGCGGGCATCTGGTCGAGCGTGATGCCGGGCGCTACGCGGGCGGCGTGGAGCCATAGCTTGCTGACTTCGTGCGCCGCTTGGGGCAAGTCGATGGCAGCGATCAGATTAGCCGCGGCTACTTGCTGGCGGCGGTCGATCAGTTTCAGAGCGGCTTTGGTCATGTCAATCTTCCCATGCTGCTTCGGCCTGGTCGATCGGATCGATCCAAGGCCGGATTGCTTCGCGCACCTCGGCGTCGGGCGCGTGGAGGCGCAGGTTCGGGCCGACTATCGAATTGAGATAGCCCCGGCACAGGCGCAGCTTTTGCGGGTTCTTGCCGCCATCGGGATAGGCGAAGCCATGATCGCTGTTCGGTTCGACCGGCACGCCTTTGTGGCAGTAAAAGGCCGCGCCGAAAGAAAGCTCGATCATCTTGCTTTCCCAGCCTTCCTTGTCGGCCTGTTCGGGTGAGCCCTTGCGGAAGGCGCAATTGTTGCAGGGGTGCCGGAATGCGCCGAGTGGTTCTTGCTTCGGATCGAGCAGCTCGGCAGGGTCAAAGGGTTCCCATGCGGTGCCGCAATTGCCGCAGACCCTGATCGTGGTTGCGTAGAAATTGGTGACGGTTTGCTCTGCGTCCGCATGGCGGCGCGAGGCGCATTTGGGGCACTGGTCTGCGCCTTTCATGCTGGCACCTGATCAATGTTGCCTTTGTGGACGTTGAAGCTGACGGCGACGATCCAAGGGTTATCTTCCCATCGGGTGCCGGGATCGGTGTGCAGGCTGTTCCAGAGGGTTTCGTAGCCTTCTCGTGGAGTGTCGCCGACACCGTGCTTGAATGCATGAAATCGATCAGAAGAAAATCCGTCGATCAATTCCATATCGTCGCCACTCTCGACGTCCCAAACGCGACTGTAGATTCCCTCGGCAATCGCATCGGCCTCGCTGATCTCCTGGAGTCGCTGGACGCGGACCTCGGTGACATCGAGCCAGAGGCGCGAAGCCCAGCGGGGCATATGGATTGATGGCGTCCAGCGGAACGGGCTCTTGCCGGGTTCCCATCGATGCATTCCATACCTGTCTGGCACTGAACCTGCCCGGCGCAGCTCATTAATCCATTTCGCCCGCAAATCTTCGAAGTCTTCTGCTTCGCACCACGGCGTGTTCACCAGTTCGGGACTGGCGCAGTAATCAACCGCAACGTGTCCGGTATCTCGCCATGCGCCCGGTTTCCATGACTCGCGCACATAGAGCCTATCTCCGGGCGCATATCCTGCCTTGAATTGTACCTCGCCCTCTTCATCACCAAACCAGCCGGGTTCGTCGCAAGCAACAATGTGGCTCAAGACGGGGCTGTTCGGGTTATTTGCCCAAGCGCAGAGCCGCCGCGTCTGCGTCTTCGTCCCGGCGAGCAAAGCGCGGACCATCGGCGCGCTGAAGATGATGCCTTTGGTTGTCATGCTGCGTACCTATCCAGTTCGGCATAGAGGGGAGCCATGGCGAGCAGGGTTTCGGCGTGGCACCATTCGCTGGAGAGCGGGCACCAGCAGGCGAGATTGTGCCCGGCGAGGCGGTGGAGGTTGGTCAGCACCCAGCAGCGGCGGCGTTCGAGCGCGTCAATTTCGGCGGGGTGGAAGCCCATGTTTTCGAGGGTGAGCGCGCCGATATGTCCGGCGAGCCATTCCTTGTGCAGGATCACCGATTTGGCATGGCCCCAGCGGGCTTCAGCCTTGCGCGAGGCAGCGAAGGGGTTGGTCCATGGGGGGGGCCTGCCAACATAGATTGCACCCGCTGGCAGGATGAAGCCCTTGCGGCGGTAGCGCTGGATGCGGCGGGTAGAAATGTCGATGATCATGGGGGAATAGTTCCTGATCCGGGCAGGCAGACGCGCCTGCCCGGAGGGATTGCGTCAATCAGCGACCATGCGGACCTGTTCCGAGAACGGGTCAAACTCGCGGGCGATGCGGAATTCATAAATTCCGGCATCGAGGCTGTGCGAGTCGTGCGGCGTGTCGGCGCTCTGGATCAGCGACGTGGGCGCATCGAGCAGGGCATAGAGGATGCGCATACCTTCGGGCGGATCGGCGCGCTCCATGACATCTACGGGGCGATCCAGCACATGATGGTGCCCGCTTTCCGAGTGGCTGATGATCGGCCTGCCAGCCTTGTCGCGCTCGCCCATCGCGGTGAGGCCTTCGGGCATGGCGTCCACGCGGAAGATGGTAATCTCCCCCTGTGCGCCGACAACGGTTCGTTTTTGCATGCTTCTGCTCCTTCAGTTTTGCCCGCTCACGTGCGGACGGTGGGGTAGGAAAATTCGTGGGGTTCGAGGCCGACGCGCCATGCCTGGGCGGCGAGAACGCTGCTGATTTCCAGCGGCACGCCTTCAACTATGGTGCCGTTGCGTGGGCATTCGGCCATGAGGAAGCGGCCCGGCTTGGGTAGGCCATCCAGCTTGAGTTCGATCAGCTCGCCGTGCGACGGATCGGGATCTGCATCGACCAGCTTGTAGGGCAGCTTGCCGGACTTGATCGCGCGGACCCAGCCAATGCAGGAAAGACCAGCGGTGCGCTGTTCAACATCGCGGCATTTCAGCACTTCCATGGGATCGAGCGTTTCGCGGTCCTTGATCCAGCGGGCGGGTAGCCTCGCGCCATGCCATGACCATAGCTCGCTGCCATCGGACCAAGCGCAGAACGGGCCATTTTCGCCGTGAGGCAGGTTGCGATCGTCGACGGTAAGAACGGTCGGCCGATCGGAGATCATGCAGAAATCGGCATGGACGATGCGCGGGCCAGACCGCTCGGCGAGAACGCGATAATGGTTGTAGGCAGTGTAATCGAGCGGCAGCTTTGCCACGTCCTGAAAGAACGTCAGGAAGCTATCAAAAGCTGACCACTGATTGCCACCTTGCCACATACGATAGGCCTCCGCTGCGCACTCAAGGCCAAAGCCATGCACTCCGAGTTCGTCCGCGCAGCGGCGCAAATCGCCAGGCACTACGTACCATTTTGAAAGATCGGCGTTGGATGGCGATTTGTCTTCATCGGTCGCCGCTCTTGTCGCCGCTCTTGTCGCCGCATCGGTCGCCGCATCGGTCGCCGCATAGGTCGCCGCATCGGTCGCCGCATAGGTCGCCGCATCGGTCGCCGCATCGGTCGC